TGGCCAACTACCTCTACTACCAGAAAGATTTAAGCATCATGGATGATAGTAGCTTTGATAAGCTTTGTGGTGTCCTTAAAGACAACTTCAAGGATATTCCAGAGAGATACAAAGGTGAAACTTTAATTAACGAAAGTGGCCTTGAAGCTGGCACAGGGTTTCATATAATTTACCCTTTGATTATACAACATGCTGCTATGGCGTGGTTTAAACATTTAGCAAAGAGATAGGGAATAGTATGCCCATAGAAATTCATGATAACAAAATAGAAACTACTGGTATGCACACAGTACGCCCAGTAGACGAGAGGGTCTGTAAGATAGGCAATACAGTCTTCATCCTGTATAGTGAGATAGAAGACCTTAAAGCCGCCCTAGATGCAGCTAAGGCAGCTTGGGAAGGCATTGAAGTAAACTAAAGGAGATTAGAATGACTACAGTTGACCGCAGCTTACCAGTGATGGTGAGTAAGGAAGTTAAGCATATTACAGATTTAATTAAAGATGCGGGAGGTGACGATAGTAACTTCTACACATCTGTAGTTGTCTCTAAGGTAGGTAAGAAGTGCTATGCTATCTTTACGTATACAAAAGATGGTACATTATACCAGTATAAGGCAACCGGAAAGAATGCCGTAGAGTGCTGGAAGGCATGGGCTAATAAGTGGTTGGAATTGTGTGGCCCATTAGTGGCGCAATGTAACGTTAATTAGGAGTATAAGAAATGGGATTGAAGTTTAAAGAGAAAGATGGCCAGCTGGAGTCTATTAAAGTTCCTAAAGGCCTGCTTCGTGTATCAGGGAAGTGTATCAGTTCAATTAAGGTGAGGAAGGTTAATGTGTTAAATACCCCAACTATTACCCTTTGGCAAGATGAAGATTTCATAATTCTTCATGTTGACCTTCTAAATGATTTTATAACAGCACTAAAAGAAATTAAAGAAAGAGGAGTATAACCTAATGACACCTAAAAATACTATGACCTTCTTTGAGTACCTCCTAGTACTCCCTGCGTTTATCTTAGCGTTAATCTTTGATATCCTCACGTACCCTTTGGTAGCCTTTACTGACCCTGAAGATGTGTTTCAGGTGACTAAATGTTTCTGTGAGGAAGTTATGTTTAAATTAGGATTGATGAGTGAGGAAGAGTATTATGACGATGCAGAGTAATGTAACTTACGAGTATAAACCACAAGTAGTATCAGGTGCTATCGTAGCTCAGGATGATTATGATAATCTTGTAATTAGAAAATCCTTTACAGGAAATTCTCTTTATGTGGATTCTGTCCGTGAGACGGGGAATGTGTACATTGCTAAAGACAGATTAGAGGAGTTCATCTCAGCATTACGTGCAGTTAGTGTAGGGAGGGCTATAGAATGAATGTATTTAGAATATTTGATAAAGATACTGGAGAATATACTGGTACTACTTTATATAAGGACTATACTCATGCTAGACATGCAATTTCCTTCAAAGAAAGAGCACCTTACGAGGAACAGGATAGGTATCTTATAGTGGAGTTTGCGTTGACTTTAGTTGGCTATGCACTCCCTAAAGATACCTTAGCACCTATTACACAAAATAAACTAGGTAGAGGATAGGAATAAGCAATGTCCCCAAATCTTTCAGTAGAATTAATTAACATTCCCGACCTTAGAAGCTTCTTAAATATCCTTAAGATATCATACCCTGATAAACACTTCTTACCATCACGATTAGACGATGCTAATGCTATCCAGATTAAGATAGGTAGGCATTTAGCTATCAATGAAGTGAGGCAATTAATCAAGGAATTCTTAGGTGATGAGGAGGGTGAGGAATGAAACCCTTTGAATAGGATAAACGATAATGTGCATAGGCGCACCAAAGACACCCACAATCACTCCTAGTCCATCCACAGTTATCACAGCAGCTCCTCAGTCAGTCCTACCTGATATGATTGCACCTAAAGCTCCTGTGATAGCTGACTCCAGCGCAGGTAACAGGCCGGGGGTAGTGAACAATCAAAGCAGACGCAGGTTTAGAACAGACCTAGCCATAGCTTCCCCCGGTTCGTCTGGTATTAACATTCCCACAGCATAGCATGTAATTTAATATGACCACAGACCAACATTGTAATGACACAGTGAAGGGTAGGTATAGCAAGTTTCTCACAGATAGAGACCCCTACGAGAAGAGAGCTGAAGAAGCTTCCTTGTTGACTATACCAGCCCTATTCCCCCGCAAAGGACACACAGCGAATTCAATATTACCTACACCCTTCCAAAGTATTGGAGCTAGAGGAGTTAATACCCTAGCATCCAAGCTTCTCCTAGCACTCCTCCCCCCAAACAATCCCTTCTTCAAACTGCAAATAGATGAGTTCACAATCACTGAACTATCCGCAGATCCAAAAGCCAAAACACAGATAGAGAATGCTTTAGCTAGCATAGAGCGTGACACAGTAAACAGTATAGAAACATCCTCCCTTAGAGTTGACCTCTTCGAGTGCTTAAAGCATCTTATAGTTACTGGAAACTCCCTCTTATACCTCCCCCCAGATGGCTCAGGGGGCTGTGTATTCCCCCTATCAAAGTATGTAGTCAAGCGTGACCCAAGTGGTAATGTCTTAGAGATTATAACCTTGGAATCCTTATCTAACCATACCCTCACCCCAGAACTTCAAGCTCTATTAAGTAAGTCTAAAGAAGACTGTGAGCCGGGTGGTAAAGCACTCGAACTCTACACACACATAGAACGCTGTGACGGCATGTGGGAAGTTAAGCAGGAGCTGGAAGGAATTGTTGTTCCTGATTCAGAAGGCACGTACCCATTGGATAATTGTCCTTGGATACCTATTCGCTTCACCAAAATAGACAATGAAGATTATGGTAGGGGTTTCGTAGAGGAATACCTAGGAGACCTATACTCCCTTGAAGGATTATCTCAGGCCATTGTCGAAGGTGCAGCAGCAGCAGCTAAAATTCTGTTTCTTGTTAAGCCAGGTGGACAGACTAAAATAAAGACTATAGCTTCCGCTAAGAACGCCGCAGTAGTCCAAGGGGATGCGGCTGACGTTACAGTACTACAGGCTCAAAAGTTCTATGACTTCCGTACCGCACAGGAGACAGCAGACAGGATTACAGAAAGACTTTCAGCAGCCTTCATGCTCACCTCAGCTGTCCAAAGGCAAGCTGAAAGGGTAACCGCAGAAGAGATTAGACTGCTTGCAAAGGAGCTTGAAGAATCCTTAGGTGGTATCTATTCAGTCCTTAGTCAAGAGCTACAGCTCCCTATGGTTCGTGTAATCATGGCTAACCTTACACGTAAAGGGAAGCTCCCTAAGCTCCCTAAGAATATCGTTAAGCCAATGATAGTTACGGGTTTGGATGCTCTAGGCCGTGGTTATGATAGAGAGGCTTTAGTATCTTTCCTCCAGACTCTTACGGCTGTACTAGGCTCTGATGTTATGAAGACCTATATCGAAGTATCTGAAGCTATCACTCGGTTAGCTGTAAGTTCCGGTATAGATACCAAAGGATTAGTTAAGCCTCCTGAAGTGGTGGCTCAAGAACAACAACAGCAGCAACAAATGGCTATGATGCAGCAGCTAGGCCCCAATGCAGTGAATGCAGTAGGGAAGATGGCAGCACAAGCGCAGCAACAACAACCAACTCAATAATAGGAAAGTATGAAACTTCAACCCCCTACACCCACATCAAAGGTTAAAGCACCAGTTGATGAAACAGTAAGTGAAGATAGTAAACCTAGTGTAATCAGTAACTACCCTGTGCGTATGGCTAAGTCACGAACAGAGCTTCCTGATGGCACAATTGTGGAGGATTTTTAAGATGGGTGATACAATCTCAATTAATAGCACCACACCAGAAGCTGTCACGGCTTCCTTAGCTACAGGACAATCCCCCCAGACTACCCCAGTCGAACCAACTGACTCCTCAAGGCCAGCATGGCTACCTGAGAAATTCAAGTCACCCGAAGATATGGCAAACGCCTATAGGGAACTTGAAACTAAGCTAGGCTCTAGCTCCTCCCTGCCCCCTTCCAATCCCCCCTCCACAGACCCACAGCCAACTACAGATGTTACTAAGATTCCTGATGCACCCACCGCTGACCAAACAGCAGCTAAGGAAACTGTAGAGGCTGTAGGTCTAGACTTCACTAAATTAGGTGAAGAGTACCAGACTTCCGGTAGTTTATCTGAAGACACCTATAGAACACTAGAATCCAAAGGTATCCCTAAAGATGTAGTTGATGCTTACATAGCAGGACAGACAGCTCTAGCAGAGAAATCCCAACAGGAAATCTACGGTACTATTGGTGGTGCAGATAACTATAAGGCGATGCTCGCATGGGCTGTAACAGGTGTATCAGAAGAAGCTAAAGCAGCTTATAATGATGCGGTACAGTCAGGAAATACTAACACAGCCAAATTAGCCGTGCAAGGACTTTACGCCCAATATACAGCTACCAACGGTAAGACCCCTAACTTACTTCACGGTAACAATGGAGCTGCTTCTGCAAATGCTGGGGCATTCCAAAGCTACTATGAGGTAACTCTAGCGATGTCTGAGAAAGATTCTCTAGGCAGAACTAAATACCAAGTTGACCCTGCTTATCGTCAATCAATTGCTGATAGGCTATCGCGGTCAAGAATCTAGTACACACATAGACAATTGAATTAGACCCTGAAAAGCCCAAAGCTGCGGTGAGTAGGCTTCAAGGATAATCTATGTGAATAGTGTCTTGTGAGATAATAAATCATTATATCATAACTCATAAGAAAATACCAAAGGAAATAAAACAATGGCAGACTATACCCCAGACAGAATTGGTCAAGTTAATCAATCTGGTGACGTTAACGCAATCTTCTTGAAACTCTTTCTAGGAGAAGTGTTGACAGCTTTCAATGCTAATAACATTAGTATGGATAAGCATATCGTACGAAATATTACTAACGGTTAACTTTGGCTGTTATAAAACCCCTTTAATTGCTGGAACCTCTTACCGTGTAATGACGCAGACAATCAGCAGCCAAGACTCAGTTATGAGTAAGGTTCAACGACTATCCCGAAAGGGAGTACCTTGGAAGCCCAAGGGAAACGGGGGGTAACTGTAAACATCTATAAGCAGACTCCTATGAAACAATGTTCTCAATGCAAAAAACAGAAACCCTTTAGTGACTTTAGTAAACGTCATAATAGACCAATAGGGTATCAATCATCCTGTAGATTATGTAGTAGCTCAAACAGAGTATACAAAACATTTAATCTAAATCAAGAACAATTTGAGAATATTTTGATATCACAGAATTATAGCTGTGCTATCTGTAAGATTTACATAGAGGATTATAGATTAATCTCAAGATACACTAACTTTTCTGTAGACCACTGCCACGCTTCAGGGCGTATTAGAGGCCTACTCTGCACTAACTGCAACGTAGGCTTAGGGTTGTTTAAAGACAACGTAAGTTCACTACAGCGTGCTATAAGTTACCTTGAGATTAACACAGTGAAAGATATAGTCTAATCTCTTAGGAAACTAGGAGGTGGCCTTAATGACCACCAATGGGAACATAAAGCTAACCCATTGAAATATTAATGAAGAGTGCTTCTTTCCCTGTAATGGGTAAGAATACTGCTGCATACCACACACCGGGTGCAGAAATTACTGGTAATCTATTTTACCACAATGAACGCGTTATCGTAATTGATGACCTGCTTCAGTCCTCTGTCTCTATCGCTAATATCGATGAGGCTAAATCTCAGTTTGATGTTCGTAGTGAATATTCCAAACAGTGCGGTGAGGCCCTTGCCTTGGCATTGGATAAGAACGTTCAGCGTAATATTATCCTAGCAGCTCGTGCATCCGCTACCGTGACTGATGGTGATGGTGGTTCCGTACTGACTAATGCTAGCTACTCTACTTCTGGGGCTACGCTGGCTTCTGGTATCTATGCAGCAGCTCAGAAACTGGATGAGAAGAACGTAACAGCTTCTGAAAGATACGTCTTCCTTAAACCTGCACAATACTACCTCCTGACACAGACACCTGACCTCCTGAATACTAACTGGGGTGGTGCGGGTAGCTACTCTAAGGGTGTTATTCCTGAAATTGCAGGTATCTCTATCTACAAGACTAACAACGTGCCACAGGCTGACGATAGCTCTAATACTGCTATCCCTTCTGCATACCGTGCTAACTTCTCCACTACAGTTGGTACTGTACACCAGAAGCAAGCTGTAGGTACTGTGAAGTTGCTGGATATGGGTATTGATATGGAGTACAGCGCAAGCCGTCAGGCTACCTTGATTGTAGCTAAATATGCTATTGGTCATGGTATTCTTCGTCCAGAATGCGCTATTGAACTGAAGACTTCTTAAGCCAACTTTGGGGAGCTTAGAGCTTACTTTAGGCTCCCCTAAACTCCTATAAGGAAAAAACATAATGAGTCTTAAAGACATTGTTCTTGTAGCTTGCTCATCTGTGGTAGCAAACGCGGCAGCTACAGGTACACTCCTATTCACCGGACAGCCTTCCGCTAATGATACTATTACAGTAGGTGGACAGAAATTCACATTCATTGCAGGTTCTTCTACAACAACTTCAGTGCAGATTAAAGGCAGCTTGAGCTTGACTCTAGATGAACTTGTAACTGTCCTGAATGCTTCGGCGCTAGGTACTGTATCATCTGCTACTTACTCCAAGACCTCTACAACTACCCTTACAATAACTTATGATACTACAGGCTTTGCTGGTAATCAGGTTCAGTTCTCTTTCTCCTTTGCCACACAGACCGGGCAGATTAATGGTGTTACAGCAGCCACTTCAGGCAGCTCTACGCTATCTGGTGGTACTGTAACACTTACAGGGCAGATGGGCAGTAAGGCTATCTCTATTAATGGTGATGGTTCAGTGAGCTTTACGGACAGCGCAGGGAGACCCGTGACTATCGTAAGTGAACCTCACTTCCAAACATTGCTTAAGCAGATAGCTACCGATGATGACCTAGGTTTGCCTAGAGCGTATAGCTGGTTTGGTAGTCCGGCAGTTGTATAATATTAATAATAATAGGGGCCTCATACTATGACTACACTAACTCCGAGCACGAAGCTTCAAGCAGTCAACACCATGCTTGCTACTATTGGTGAGGCTCCTATCTCAACCTTAGTATCACCCGGCCTGCTTGATGCTGTAAATGCTATCGCTCTCCTTGATGAGATTAACCGGGAAGTACAAACACTAGGCTGGCAATTCAATACCGAAGATAACTTTGAGCTATCTTTGGATTCTGATAGTAAAATTCCAATTCCCTCAAACACACTTAGGGTTGACACATGGGGGACTGATGAGGTCACTGATGTTACCTCTCGTGGTGGTTTCTTATATAATAAAACAACACACTCATTCATCTTCACCAAGTCAGTTAAAGTAGAGATTATCGTTTACTTGGACTTTGAAGATATCCCTGAAGCAGCACGACGTTACATTACAATACGCGCAGCAAAGAAGTTTCAGGATAGGTGGTTAGGAGATAATGATACACATGCTTATTCAGCACAAGACGAACTCGATGCCTTATCAATTCTTAAGGAATCTGAAGGTGATACAGGAGACTACAGTATGCTCTCATACACAGCAGGTTCCTATACCTCACGTTACAGGGGGATTAAGTAATGACGTATGTAACAGGCTCCCTTCCAAGCCTAATAAATGGAATATCACAACAACCCCCATCAGTCCGCAGACCAACTCAAGGGGAGGAACAAGTAAACTGTGTTTCTTCAGTCGTATTCGGCCTACAAAAGCGACCGCCAACACGGCATATTGGGAAGATATCCAGTAATACTTGGGATGAAGTCTATACCAATGTGATTAATAGGGATGCAGGTGAAAAGTACATTCTAGCCTTAAGGGCTAATGGTGTAGACCCTATTGGCCTATATGACCTTGAGGGGGCAGCACAGACTATCACATCCCCTAATGGAACAGACTACCTTCGTAAGCCTTCATACCTCACAGGTACACGTGCGGTTACTTCAGGGTATGCTTCAGCTACCATAGCAGACACTACGTTCATCTGTAATAAAGATACCGTTGTTGCTAAAGATGCTACAATTTATAATGCAGCTAGGTATGAAGCATTGTGTTATATCAAGCAGGGTAGGCCAGCCACTACATACACTATCTATATTGGAGGTGTAGTTAAGGCGACCTATACGACACCTGAAGCTGGCTCCACGACAACTGTGGTAGGTTCAGTATCCACTACAACAAATACAGATACACCATCCTCTGATGAAATAGCACAAGAACTAGTAACCCAACTCCTCATAAGCATTCCCGCTTTTACAGTAACCCGCCGTGGGTCTGTAATTGACATGGAGAGAAGTTTAGGAGCTGGAGGTGACTTTACCTTCCGCGTAGAGGATTCCTATGGCAACCAAGCATCCATTGGTATCAAAGGGAAAACTTCAAGTATCTCAGATTTACCTTTATTAGCTAAAAATAACTTTACAGTGGAGATTACAGGCGATGAGTCTAATAGCTTTGACAATTACTATGTACACTTTATCTCAGATGCTGGTTCTGACGGCACTGGTTCATGGGTAGAAACAATTAAACCTGGTATAGCTTCCAAATGGGATAACAGTACAATGCCCTACAGCTTAACCAAAGTTAGTACAGGCAACTTCACATTTGACAGGATAGACTATGACCCCAGAAATATCGGTGATGATTCTTCAGCACCTTATCCATCTTTCACGGGGGCTAAGATTAATGATGTTTTTATATATCGCAATCGTTTTGGGTTCCTATCAGATGAGAACATCATCCTTTCAGAGGCAGGTGAATTCTTCAATTTCTTTCCTACCACGGCAACTACAGTATTAGATTCTGACAGGATAGACGTATCAGGGAATAGCTCAAAGGTTTCTATATTGAAACATGCAGTTCCCTTTAATAAGCAATTACTTCTCTATTCAGACCAGACACAATTCATAGTGGACACAGGTTCCATCCTGACACCTAAGACTATGAAGGTTGACCCCTCTACAGTATTCGCTATGGACACCAAGGTTCGCCCGGTTGATGTTGGTAGTTACGTATACTTCACTTCGGAGAACGTGGATGTTACTAAAGTTCGTGAATATTATGTTCAAGAAAATACAGTAACCGAAGACGCTGCTGATATCACCTCAGCTATTCCTACGTATATCCCTAAGAATGTCTTTAAGATAGCTGGGAGTTCCTCTAGGGATATCCTAATCTTCCTATCAACTGATACCCCTAACCTTGTGTATGTTAATGAGTTCTTCTGGGCAGGCACAGATAAGCTTCAGTCTGCATGGCATAAGTGGGAGTTCCCTTCAACTGACACTTTGCTATCAGTAGAGGTCATAGACTCAGAAGCCTACTTCTTTATCAAAAGGGCTGATGGTATTTATCTTGAGAAGATGAACCTTCAGGTAGGTGCTAAGGATACTAGCCTAAGCTTTCAGGTGGCCTTAGACCGCCGTCAGGAGCTTATAGGTAGCTATAACGCTGGCACTAACATAACTACATGGACTTCTACAGTCCCACTCACAGAGGACTTTAAAGCAGTCAAGACGGGAGCATGGGGGACTGAAGGAGGCCTACAGATTACCGTAAGCAACCCTACATCCACCACCCTGACAGCTACCGGGGACTTCTCAGATGAATCTGTATTCATTGGGTTATTCTATACATCCACCTATACACTATCAGAGCTGTTCGTAAGGCAAGCTGCTAAGGATGGAAATGGAGTATCCGCAGTTACCAATGGTGTCCTCCAGCTTAAACGAGGGACAGTGGTGTTTAATGATACAGGATACTTCCGTATGGAGGTTACTCCTGCTTATCGTGACACATACCTCTATCCTTTCAATGGTTTTATACTCGGCTCAGGTGCTGCTATAATCGGGCAGGTAAACATCAGTGATGGACAGTTCAACTTTGGGATAGGCTCAAAGTCAACCCAAGTAGACATTCAATTAATCAATGACACATATCTTCCTTTCTCCATACTTTCATTAGATTGGGAGGGGGACTACATATTAAAAGCCAAGAGGGTTTAATGAAACTAGAAGTAAGAAAAGCAGACATATGCGATGTGTTCCGCATCTATGATAAATTGAGAGCTATTGATAACTACGAGATACTAGCAGCTTCCGGTGATACACCTTTAGATGCACTATTGCAAGGGTTTAAGTATAATGTAGAAAGTTACTGCATTACTAAAGATGGTAGGCCAATAGCCATAGGTGGGATATCAGTAGCTAAAGATGGTTCTGAAGCTTACCCCTGGATGTTAGCAACCGAGGAACTCGTACAGCATAAGGCTTTCTTCTTGCGTGTTGTTAAGCCTTTTGTTCATGATATGCTTCTTCGTTACCCTAGGCTACGCAACTTTGCCCTAGCCAGTAATACAGCTCACATTAGATGGCTTAAGTGGCTGGGGTTCTCTATAACAAGAACTATAGACGATTATGGGTATCTTAAAGTTCCCTTCGTAGAATTCAAAATGGAGAGAAAAGAATGTGTGACCCCCTAAGTATAGCAACATCTGTTATGGTACTGAGTACGGTAACGCAAGGTGTTGCATCATACACATCCCAACAGCAAACATACAAGCAACAGAAGCAGCAGCTCCAAGACCAACAAAACTATAAGGCTCAAGTAGCCGCTGAATCCCAAAAGTCATACACTAATGACATAGATGCACTGGAACAGCAAAGGCAACAGCAGCAGCAATTAGCAACCGATAAGCTTACTGCGAATAGCATTCAGGCAGCTCAGGCACGCGCGACAGCTAGGGTATCCGCAGGTGAGTCTGGTGTCTCTGGTCTATCTGTAGATGCCCTTATAGGTGACCTATATAGACAAGAGGGAACCAATGGTCTAGCCATAAAGACTGATGCAACCAGAGCGCAGCAGCAGATAACAAGACAAGCTGCAAGTGCCAAAGCTACCGCAGAGAGTCGCTATAGTGGAGTTAGGATATCCCAGAACTTCACACCTCCTAATGCTTTAGGAACTATAGCAGGAGTAGGGGCTGGCCTAGCTAATACAGGTGTAAATTATCTATCAACACAACCAATAACTACAACACCTAGAGGGTAACAATGAGTAGGGAAAGAACACAAGTAGGAGACTTACAGAGACAGATAGCCTCACCCCAAGCTTCCCCTACAGATACCTTTACAACACCGGGGTTTGCTAATCAGATTACCGGAACTTCAGGGGCAGCACAGCTTTCAGAAGCTTTAGGGTTACTACAACCAGCCTTACAGAAAGGCATGGACTATGCTGCACAAGTAGAAAGCAAGCGAGGGGAGCTACAAGCTAAGGCTGATATTATTGACCCCAAGATAGACCCACAGACATGGTTCAATGACCCTAGATATACTGACAGCAGTCCTGCATACCAAGCAAGTTATGCTAAGCTGGCTGGTGCTAAACAGGCTCAAGATATCTTAACTGAACGACAGGCAGCCTATGAGGGACTTACAGATGAGGAGAAGAAAACTATTGATGCTAAAGCATTCTTCTCTAAAACATTCCCTGATAATCTACAACAGGGGGATACCTTCTATAAAGCAGGGTTCTCTGATACATACCTTCAGGGACTTCAAAGCCTACAGCAGCAACATGCAGTGGATGCAAGCAGACTGAAGAAGGTGGAGTTTATTGATAATCTTAAAGGCTCAGTAGATAAGGATATACAATACCTATTTAGTAGCGGTGCATCCCCTGAGGAAATTCAAGACCACTTAGGTAGCTATGGGGCCACTGCAAAACAATTAGGTGTCCCTCAGTCAGTTTTAGAAGACCAAGTATTCCTTACGCTCAGTCAAAAGTATGCTGAGGAGGGGGATATAGCAGCAGTTACTGCTATTGCTAATATCAAAGGTTCCGATGGTATTAAATTCAAGGATAGAACTTCTAAAGCTGGTATGGAAGCTAACAAGATTATGAACCTCACACAGAAGACATGGAATGAGAACCATGGCCTAGTGGTAGCTGAAGCTAAATCCAATCTGGTGATAGAGGCAGCTAAAGGTAACTTCAATAAACCTGATGCACAGAAGCTACTTGAGAATAAGTCTATAAGTTCTGATGAGTATGCGAGTATCCTGACTACTTCCATCAAAGAGGCAGAGAAGGTGCAAGCTGAGGATGTCTTCAAGAACCAAGTGGGAGCCTTAGCTGACCAAGGGTTACTTTATGCTGTCCCACCGGGGAAGGAGAAGGCTGTTAAGGAAGTCATAGATGATAAGCTGGCACTACTAGCCAAGAAGGATGAAGCTGCTGGTAACGAACAGTCAACCATAGATTTCCTAAGACGCAATGGGATAGCCCATCCTGTCTGGAAATCTGCTATGAAAGCTGGTGTGTTAGCCTTAGATTCTGGAGATATCCTTAATGGTAAG